TTTTCCACATAGATAACAGATGCGTGATTTTGTGAGCTTAATATAGAGCTTGAGGGATTTATATTTCCCATAGGGTTGCTCCATTAACCAGCGTTGCTTCTCGCAATGGATTTGAAGGTCTTTTAGTCCTTTTGCCCGCTTCTTCCAGTATTTAGACCAACCATTAAGATAAAGCAAGTAACAAATCTGTGAGAGTGCTTCACAACCGAGGTATTGTAGGTGGAGATTCCAATCAATCATCTAACTTTGATTTCAAATGTTCAATAAACTTTTCCATCTTTATTCGATAGTAACTGTCAAAGTCTGTATATCCTTCTGGATCCTGTTTAAAAAGCAGATATAGAACATTTCTCATTCTAACACTCGGCGGTTTCTGATCTAAATCTTTTTGAATTTGATATTCTTCAACCTTTTCTGTATCAGTTGGTGTTATCGTTACTCTACAATTCATCCCCTGTAATTCAAGAAAGATTGCTTTCTCTTCGGTTGATAATTCGGGCGTAGACATAGTAAGACCAAGTGAGCGGTCAACTTTGCTTCTGATACCTGTAATAATAATTGGTGTTGTTATTGATTTCATAGATTATTCCCTTGCTTCCGCCTTGTTGCCATTAAGGAACAAAGCGGTAGTAATGGCCTAATCAGGAATCCATTTTATATGTGACTTTTCTTTAGACTTACAGAAAATACCATGATACATTATTCCTGTTGTCGTCTGTCCTCGCTTCTCTTCTGCTGCCTGTCCACATGTTTCACAAGTGAGTAGAACCTTCTCAGTTGTTGATTGTGCTTGTACTTCCTTACCTGATGCTTTATTAGCATCATCATCTTCAGCCGGAATAAATACCATTGATTGCAATGAGTATCTTCGTGCATAAGTTATTGCTGAACCCTGCTTTTGCGGGTCGTTCTGTGCTGCTACAGATATTCGCATACGGTCAGAAATAAACTCGCCGGATTCGTGAAGGAGAACCGTCTCCACATATACACCATTTTCGTCTGATCCGACAGGTTGTAATACCATAATTCCTTGTTCGTTTAATGCATCTTTGCAAGCCTCCATGACTGCGCCTAAATCAGCATAGTTTGACTTAAAATACGGGTTTACTGCTCCTTTTTTTGCTGCACCCATATTTTTTTGAGCTGCGAGTAACGCCACTGCTATGGTTTTGATTGAATCACTTTTGTTCATAATTGTTATTCACCTCCGATCTCAAATACCCGATAAAATGTAATGAATATTTGCTATGGAATATATTTTTTGGAAAAGAAATAGACACTTTATTTGTTATATCTGATGAAGAGAGTTTATACATTGGTGAATTATCTTCATCCAATAAAACAAATATAAATGAATCTAATTCTCTCGAAAATCTTTTGACGGTAACTCTTTTACCTAAATCCTGAAGCTGGAATCTATAGATAGGGTATCCATTATTATCACCTAAATGAGCAGATTTTACATCAATTCTTTCATTGTTAATTGATAAATCAAATGGTGCATCTCCTCTCTGTCTTTTAACTTCTAATCCCTGTTTCTCAAACCATTGTGCTACTTCTTCTTCAATATCCCTTCCCATCGCTTTTCTCAATACGCCATGATTACGAAGGTTAACTAAAACCGAGTTTGGTTTACGTTCTAACAATTCTCCTATTTCATAAACGCTTGCCTCGCATTTTGTATGTAAATATATTTCTTGAGATACTGATATTTTCATATTATTTTGATTGTTCTTTTACCTGCTTGTTGTGTCCATAACAATACAAATATTTCATATCTACATTTCTCCAGCATCGTCTTCCATCTGGATAGACAAACTCACATTGATGATAATCTTGTGCTTGTCGGTTACTTCTATCAAAGAACTCTGGTGTTGGTCTGTATGTCATAATTCTGTTTCCTCTTGTATTTTGCAGAGTCTGTAAAACTCTATGAATGAATCTAATAATTTTATTGTATCTTTATTTAATTCTCGTCTAATAGCATACACAGTTGCTTTATTCTTTAAATCTGATATAAGTTGTTCAGTGTTCATAAGTTCATGAAATTTCGTGCATATTCACAAGAATCTTCTTTAATCCCAACATTATATGTGCAAAGACTTTCTGATAATGTCATTGTTTGCAAGTGCTTATCAAACCAGTTAGAGACATAGGAAAGTTCATCATCAAGTGTTTGAAAACACATTGGAGGAGTATTTAAAACACCCATGCCGAAATCATTTCTCTCACCAATCTTTTCACAATACAAGAAGCCATTAACTCCTCGTGAAGATTCAAGGGTATAGATTCTCCACAATATATCACCATGTTTGTATGAGAGAATGTGTGCTTGTTCGGCGGGGGTAAAGACAGGAGTTGCAGAGTATCCAGCTATATCAATAGTTTCTGCATAAGCGTCTAATTTAATCGGAGAAACAAGTGTAGTAGGCTTGAGGAGCTGTAAAGCTGGTCGCCATACCAAATGTTGGAAGACTGCAAGGATAGTTAGCACAATAAAGAACAGAGTAATAAGAAGAGATACTGTTACTTTTGGATCTTTTCTCCAATTGTGTGTGCATTGATGTGAAAATTGATTACAATAATGTTTCATATTATTTAAATTTAGATTTTAATTCATTCGTTGTTATCTTCATTACTCGCAAACCACCTGATGTTATTATGGTATGCCATTTCTTTTCAAGGTAAATGATATGTAATGCTTTCAATTGATCTACGTTAAGTTCTTTCGCTAATTCTGGTAAGGTATACAGTTTCATTATTTAATTCCTTTCTCCATAAAATCATACACTTTATCTGAATCATATCTTCTATCTCCCCTAGTACTCATTCTGATAGGTTTTAATATACTATCAAGCGAGTTTAATTTTGTGTCTTTTATTTTCAATATTTCTTTTACCTGTTTTGGTGTAAGTAATTGTTTTGGTATTCTATTTTGTATTTCCATATGATTAAATGCAGTATAACAGAAAACCGCTTGCTTGTCAAGGGGTAAAATGGGGTTACGCCTGGTTACGAGTAGTATGAGGCTATCGAACTGAGTACGCCCATCCCCCTTAAATCTTCCGAACTCCACCCGCTCCGCTCAACAATTTTGTGGGGTATCTATGGATGCCGAAAGCGACCAAAGGATACACTGCATGGGACAGTTCCGCAGGTCGCTTTCTTGTTTTGAGTCTATCACAAAATTGTTATCGCTTCGGGGTAGTTTCTCCAGATTTCCCCAGGACGTGCCTCAAGCTCCCTTCAGGATGCCTGCATGGTCTTTGCTTGCTTAATTACCTTCACCCAACGAGCAGAAGCCGTTGCACTAATCTTTAAGTCTCTGGCGATCTGCCTTGCACTCGCGTTTGGATGATCAGCAAGATATGCCTGTACACGCTCTAGGTTCTTACTAATCGGTGTTGGCTCTTTTGTCTGTACATCCTTCACAGGTTGAGACGTAGGTATCACAGTGGGCTGTACACTCTTACCCTTTACACCCCTTACATGAATTGTGTTCTCTGCCTGTACATGCCGTAAACTGTGCGACACAATAATAAGGATCACTGTCAAGGAACGGATGTTAACAAGTACCTCGACACTGACAAGGGAGTGTGAATACCCTTGTGTCAGGGTGGTGTTAAAGGTTTGGGTGATTGATTCGATATTGCTGATGTTGTAAGCCGTGAAAAGAACGAGCAAAGAAAGCACTGTGTACACACCACACTTGAACCATTCTTTCTGTTTAGCATACACGACCAGGCGAAGCATCACGCCAGGAATGGAAGCATCTATGCCTATTGCCTGGCTCCAAGCATAGAACTGACGGCCAAACTCGTTGTTAGAGAGAATTTCGCCTTCGGTCAGAACGTTAGCAACGCTGGCGATGAGACCAACAGCCAGAAACAACACTGAGACGGATGCAATAAGCTCCAGCGTGTAAAGAATGGCGTTATCCAGCCATTCTATCGAGGAAAACTGTTTCACTTGTGGCCTCCTTAGCCTTCAATCCAGTACGTTAGCAGGGGTTGTTTCTGTCCAGATGAGCAACTACATCTATGCGTACACAATCGAAATTTTTGTTTCCCTACGATGACAGTAATTGATTGTGTCCAGAATCACTTCATTTTTGAAACTGGCCCTGAAGCGATTTCGTTAGCTATTTGTTATAAAAGTCACATCTTATAGTTCTCCATTTTATTAGAACATCCATAGAACATTTAGAACGCTTATTCGAGTTTTTATTCAATTTCGGAGAACTGTAAGATGTTCAGGAGACTTATTGGTTCCATCCATTCTGCCAACCAATTGAAGGACTTTTATATATTGGACTGTAGAACGTTTGATTCAAGTTTTTATTTCTTCTCGTATATTAATTATTGTTCCAGTATCTTCTACTCCAGTTATTTCAATTAGTCCATCAGGTTTATCTGTCAAAACAATATGCCTCGCCTGTTCCTCGTTTTCTGCAAGAACGCTATATTCACCTTGTATTAAAAATTTAACTTTGAACATCTTCTTTTTCATATTCTGATCTGCGCTTTCACTTTCCCATACTGGTCGCGCTTCCAAGCTCGTATTACCTGTTCATTTCTCTTTTCGAATAACCAAAGCTTATTCCTTTGCTGTGGGGTTAATTCATTCTCTAATTTTGGTTTTCTGAAATGCCCATGTGCATATGCATTGTTAAACCACTGATGACATTCATCACACTTCCAATGATCTTCTCTCCAATCGGTATGACCAAAACATTGATATGTATTGGGCGATGAAGTTACATTCGTCGTTGAAAAATAACCAACAGTCTCAGAAGTTCCGTCTAGTGGCATAGCTCAACAATAACAAAACACCGATTGGTTGTCAACCCGCTTCCATGCGGGTGTAAACTTAGGGTGTCAACCCTCGACAAAGTAACTTAGGAGAGGTTGATTGTGATCACATGTGTAAGAGGTTCTTGACACAATTGAGAACTTATTCATGATCTCAGACGGCTCCACGTCTACTCTGTAACGCTGTTTCTGATCTTTCCCAAACACGGCTACCCGAATGCCAATCATCTCCAATGCTTCGCGCTTCTCCTGATACGTCGGCTCGAAATCAGGAGAACACAGATGGGGGCGTACCTCATCACACCAGGCTTTGAAATCATCCAAAGCACGCATAGCATCTTCCCAATTGATACGATAACGCATGACCTGATCGTACTGGTTCTCATAGCTTGCTTTCTGTTTGGCAAGCTCCTCAAGACGCTGCGTAAGAATCATGATGGTGGTTGGGTCGGTGGTATGCTCCATCGCCTTGGTCAAGTTAATGATCGCCTCCGTTACGTCTTTCATAAGGGTTTCAGCAGCGTGCAACGAACCACTTACAGGGTCTTCCACACGACGCTTTTTAAGCTCCTCCTCAATAAGCTCTGGATGACAAATGATCTCTTTCGCCTTCGTCCATGCTGCCCCATCGACAGCAAACGTCGTTGCCCTCACGCCTCTGCACTCATGATACCCACGTATTTTAATGGCACAAATGTAGGATGGGGATTTCTTATGAGCGTCGGTAAAGGCGATGAGATTGTGACCGCAATACCCACAGATTGCAATTCCACTACGGCAGAGTGCATCAAGGGGATGTTTGTTATTTCGGGGTGCTGTCTCCTTATTGCGTACAAGAATCTCCTGTATCTTTTCGTAGGTAGACAGATCAATGAGGGGTGGAATACAGCCTTCAACTGACACCCATTCGCTCTTATCCTTGACAGTTTTGCGTACACCCTGTCCAGGTACGTACTCATAATGGTGTTTCCACGCCACAGCTTGTCCAGTATACCCTTGATGCCGTAAGAGATTATGTAAACTAGCTGGACGCCACAACTGTTTACCGTCAGGGGTGGGTACACCCATCTCTGTCAACATGATTGCAATACGCCGAATAGGTGTACGCTTTAAGGCAAGATCAAAGACGTAGCGTACAACCTTGGCTTCTGGCTCGTAGATGACATAACATGCCTTGGGAACGGTGATGAGCTGTCCATCCCATTCCATTTCTTTATCAGCCCAATGGTAGCCGTACAGGGGTCTTCGTCCAGCCAGGAGCGCACCTTTTTTGGTAACTCGCCCTCTAATCCCCAGATGAGTTCTATCTTTTATACGCTTTAATTCCTCCTGTGCCATCATCCCAAAAAAGGTTCTGGCTAGAACTGAAGAAGGGTCGTTACGTCCTTCGGTCTGTTCGTCTTTCTTCATGGAGATGAGGGTTACGCCATAGTACTTAAGTTCCTGAATCAGAAACTCTTGCACAGCATAATCTCTACCGAACCTATCCAAAGCAGCCACGTATACAAAATCTAGTTCATGTCGTTTCGCTGCGGCAAGAAGGGCTTGGATTCCTTCTCGATCTCGCCAATACTTGCCATCACCTGAACGAACATCCGTAAAAATATGTTCTTCCTTGAACACGCCACCATCTTGACCTACACGAGTTACAAAGGCATCAAACTGATCGGAGAGGCTAGAGCCTCGCTCCTGGTCGTCACCACTAACACGACGATAGAGGGCGTTTCTACGAATGGTTTTAGGCAAGAGATACTCCCATTCTCCGCTAGGCGGATCAATGGGCAGCGTTGAAGTGGCGAGCATAGCAGTCACGTACTGTGCTTTCTACCCTGGTACGTGACCATGTGCGATAATGGAGGTAATCGCAGTGAAGTCACGTTCCTGCGGGGTCGAGGGGTTTTCCTGTTCCACCAGGGAAGCCCCTGTTTCATTGTCCACTCCAAGCATACCCTGTAAACCAACAAATCTCAAGGGTGGACGGGTTTACACTCTCCCGAAGACCTGTCTGCCGACAGGCAGGTCGGGGGAAGGGGAAACTGTGTCCACCCGTCACCATTAGTTTACGTTGGTTTTCGTTGGTTTGTCAAGCTTTTCGTATGTTTTATAATGAACACAATGGAGGGGAATAATGGACGAGAAAATGTTAACACCTGAACAAGTAGCCGAGCAGCTAAGTGTTAAGGTTGAAACGGTTCGGGAGTGGTTGAGGCGAAGTTTGCTTGTTGGGTATAAAATTGGCGGGGCAAAGGATTGGAGGGTGAAGCCGTCTGATCTGGCTGCGTTTTTAGAAGCTCGGCGTAATAAGAAATAATTGCGAGCGAAAGCTACTGGCGCGGCTTTGCCGACGACAGAAGCAGAGCGAGCAAACACCAAGGAGCAATACATGTCCTACTCAAAGCTTGGCGTTGATAGTGATGGAAATCCAATTGAAGTGGGTATGCGGGACAGACGTGAGGGCATGTATATTATTGGGGCAACAGGTAAGGGCAAGACTGTTCTCATGCATTCCCTGATTGTTGATGACATGAAGCAAGGGACAGGGATCTGCGTCCTAGATGCTCTGGGTACACTTGTGCAAAAGATTATCCCCTGTATTCCTCAGAACCGACTAAAGGATGTTATTTTGCTAAATCTCATGGATACTGATCATCCGTTTGGGATTAACCTCTATGAATGTCCTGATATAACTCATCCCGTTAAGTTTCAGGAAACAGTTGAGAGTGTGATGCATGTCTGGAAGAAAATCTTTGGCATTGATCGGGAAACACCTCTGTTGGAAGAGTACATGGCAAACTTAGCCTCAACAATTATCGCCAATCCTGGTTATACAATGGCAGAGATACCGCTTCTCTTGCACGATAAATGGATGCGGGATAAACTTCTGCCCCAGGTCTTCCATAATACAGCGCTAACCTTCTGGCGCGATTTTGAGGCAATGACGAATAAAGATCGCAATGATGAAGTACGAACTATTATGCGCCGTCTTCGTGAGTTCACAGCGCCTATGGTAAGAAATATCATCGGACAGGGGCGTTCTACAATTAACATGCGACAGATCATGGATGAGGGGAAAATCCTTCTTATTACCCTCCATCCAACACTTGATGCAACAACAAGCCTGATTGGTAGCATGATTGTGGCGCTTGTGTTACAGGCTGCGCTGTCTCGATTCAATATTCCTGAGAATAGAAGACGGCAATTTAACTTCTATGTGGATGAAGCGGATCGGTTTTCAACATCAGACTTTAAACAAGTCTATGATATGGCTCGCCAATTCGGTGTCGCAACAACACTTGCCCATCAGACCAGAATCTACATGCATACGCAAATACCAGAACTGGGAAGAAGTGTGTTACAAGCTGCGACAACCGTAGTCTTTCAGGTAACACCCCCAGACAGTGATGAAATGGTGGGGAAGTTCTCTGATGAGGCGGAAAGGCCAAAGCCTGAAGAAATAGGCAGGCGAAAGAAACAAACGATTGTTTTAAATCCTGTGCAATATCTTCTTAATAATAAAGGTGGACACCCTAACCGTGATATTAATGATTTTGTGATTAATTTCTTAGCTAAGTTGGAACAAATTTGTCTAACCAAACATGACAATACTATTCTTCTTGATTTAAGTAGTCTTCTATATAAAGCAATGACAACACAAAGCGTTGCTGTCGTTCCTCAAGATTTATTTGTTCAATTTTTTATCAAATATGGACAAGAGTTATTACAATCCTCAGCATTTGGATGGTTAGATTATACCCATCCTGTGTATCAGGGTATCCAAATCACCATCTCAATGCAACAAAATTACAATTACCTCTCTCAATGTTTTGATGATGTGTATATGCAGCCACAAAATGGAGCGCAAACCTCAACTACGCTTTTTGGGCAAATGAATACTGTTCTTATCGAAGCTTACACTGCATGGTACAACCGCTTTTCATCTTTACGATTTCCCCTCAATCCAAGAAATATTGCAGATACCTATACTCCCGCCATTCATCAACAAGTTATGAAAATATTATTAGACCTTCGGAAAGTAATAGATATTTTAGTCAATCAACCACTAAAAGCAGATGGGATGGAGGATGAAATCATTACTCGCCCAGGCCAACAAAAGACTCGTTCTGAACGGCAAGCAGAAATCAAAGACGAGCTATCCAAACTTCCTGTCCTGATTGCTCGTGTAAGACTCAAAGAGTATCCGCCGAATCTCAAAACCTCTGTGTGTCATTGTTGTGGGAAAGTAAATACTCTTGCAGCATATCCAGTCTTCTGTGATACCTGTGGAGTCCATACCCAACCGGAATATAAAATCACTGTTCAACCAGTACCTATTACTATGTCTCCTCACGCGATTACAGCCCGTTTAACGGCCATTACACAACAAAACCTAGCAGATGGGTATCTACGCGAAAAAAAGGCCGTAGAAGACGAAATAAAGAGGCGACAAGAAGTGCCAGTAGTCCAAAATACTGCAAATGTGAACCAACCACTGAGTCCACCCAAAAAGAAAGTGTTTTGACCTGACTGCCGTCAGGCAGGTAGAATCGCTATATGAATAAAAAAGAGCAGGAGATTCTTACCGCTTTCACACAAATACCGTTTATGACGGGGAAAATGGTAGCCAACCTTGGGATCTATAGCCCTACGTCAAAAAAGTTCGTTCTCGGTGCCTTAAAATCGCTTACAGAGGACTTTGGATACCTAGATCGTGCAAAGGTACATGACTACCCTATTGAACCGTTTATTTACTATTTAGGCGCATCTGGGCGTAAGGTTCTCCATGCAGAGGGGTATGATTTTACGAGCTGGCCGTATCCCTCGGATATGAAGACGTTTATCGCATCCAGTCACTTTCCCCATGCATTACAAGTCAGTGGGCTTGCAGTGTGTTGCTATGCCATTCGCAACAACCATCCCATTGAACACCTCCTCCATGATTTTCATTTAAAGAGGATTATGCAGGGTGCGCCGCTTATTCCTGATCTGTTAGTGAAGTTTGCATCAGGGAAAGCTCTCTGGTTTGAGTGGGATAATGGAACAGAGGAACCAAATCAACTAGAAGCAAAGATTCGTCGTTTATGTGAATTAATGAAGGTATGGGATGATTGGTTTGATACGCCTATCGAACAGTTTACCTTTTGTTTTCTCACTCCGATTTCAGAAGAGAGAGCAAGGTTACTATTAAAGGTTGTTCAAAATGAACTGTTTCATAATGCAAGGAAACATGTAGCACAACAGTTTCGATTCGCGTATATTCCAAAAGTTTCAACTGCCGACGTTTTTTTCAATCCTATTTGGTTCACTCCCTATAGTGGAAAAACTAGTTTATTAGAGGTATAATAAAGTAGAATTGCAATAATTTGTTTCCGTCATTTAGTTATTAGACGTTAAAACAATAACGTGGTGGAGGGCGAAGGAATGGTTCACCATTTCTACACGGCCCCACATTAACGCTTTCAGAAATGGAAGCGTTTTTGTTTATTACACTCCTCTTTTATAATCAATCTATCGTTCTTCTCCCACTGCTCCCACTTAGACAATCATGGGGAATACGAGATACTATCATACTTGGTTTGGCTCAGACATTGTTAGCGTGGTCAACGTCATGCAGGTTGCTACGTTGGGAGTAGTCGGAGGGGAAAGATCATCTACCAAAGAGTTGCTTTTTCTTTTCTAAGAACTCGGCGTATTTCTCAGGGCTTATCAATTTCTCAGGCTTGGGGATATCTATAACAATTTTCGGAACAATATCCCTTTTACCAAAATCACGCAGGAGCGCATTTTTAAGCATAGCTCCATAATCCCGATAGGTTTTTCCATGTCCACGACAGTAGTTAGCCAGAGCCTCAGCTTTCTCCCGTACCTGAGATTTGGTAGCTTTATATGTATCTGATAGTTTAGTGATTTCTTCTAGTGAGATATTTTCTAAATATTCGAGAGATGCTTCTCTCTTATTCTCTTTTATCTTATTATTATTTATCTTATTATTATTTGTTTGTGGGATTTGCCGGTTACCAAATTGATAATTTGTCGGTTTGCGATCATAGAAAATATCAGTTACGAATCTGATCAAACCTCCTCCACCACGCATTCTCTTAGATGTTTTAATGAGTCCAAGTTCTTGGAGTCTTGTAATTGCCCTGCTCACGGTATCAGGATTGCATTTGACAATGCTTGCAATTTGCTCGTTGGTAAAATAGAACCTTGCAGATGAAGAGGATTTATAGAAGTCAATAAAGCCGAAGATTAATGCTTCTGCGAAAGTAAGCCTGTCTAATAGATCAGGATATACAGGAATAAACTTAGGAGAAAATAAAAGACTAGCATTAGAAGCATTTATTTCATTGTCCTGCTTCTCTTCCTCGCTGTAGGTTAACAGCATGTCTTCAGTCTGGTATTCATCAGTAGCGGTAGTGATCGAACCATCAACTCTTTCCATAAAACCCTCCATTCCGGCGGGAATAGAGGGTTGTCTAAAACGTCTTAGGCAAAAAAATAGACCATGTTCCCGCCGCTTGGTATTACTCAACTATGCGCTTCTCATCATAAAAAATCAAGAGGTAATTGCAGTAAGCAATCCACGTCTCTGACATTCCTTGTTATCACAGTATTGAATATCCATATTAAAAAGAAAATCAGCTTCATCTTGTAATGATACAATTCCTCTCCATCTCACAGGTTCTCCACAGGAAATACAAAGATCAAAAGCAGCTTTTGCAGATTTCTCAAATTCTTCTTTGTTGATTAGTTTCTTTTTACTTGTAGGGAGTTTCTTTTTCATAATATTCAAATAGGGGAAACCCCAATATTCTAAATGTTTTGGTAACACGTATAAGCGTATCGTTTTCCCATTCTTTTTCTATTCCCCAAGAAAATAAATGATTTCCTCCTGACTTGAACATTATCTCTTTACGAGTGTATCCAGATTTCTTTTTCATTTCAATAATTCATCATATCTTTTTCGCTGGTCTTCTTTACAAGCATTCCAACCTTCAGCAAAACTACCCCATTCGTAATCATCATATCCCTTTGTCTCATCTCCAATAATCTGATCGGTAACTTTCTTCACGGCTTGGAGGATAGAATCAATACTTCTGCTACTCAAATTATGAGGTAAAGGACATGTAGGGCAATGTACCTTCATCCTCTCAAGTTTTTCTCTTAATGTCATATCAGTTTGCCCCGCCTTGGCGGTGGTTGTATTAGTCATACAGATTTTGCAATTATCAGAATAATAAATGCAATGTTTCATATCATTTTGTCCTTGACTGTTTCTTTTCTATTGCTTTGACTATCTTTTTCCCCTCTTCAAAAGAGATTTTCTTAGAAGGAAGGTATTTGTCTTTAATATCATTAACAATTGCTCTCCTTAATCTATCACGATCTTTAATCACTTCAACATAAGGAGTTCTTTTATTAAACCCTGTTAATCTATCCTTATTCACAAAAGTAATTATCTCTTCTGCCGTCTGTTCTCTCACCTCTTGCCTTGCTTCCGTTAGCATTTCCATAATTGTTGCTTCTGATAGATCAACTTTCTTCAGAACATCTTTTCTCGCCTCTTTTGCAATTTGCTCTAAAGAAGAACGAAGAAATTGCTCAATATCCTCATAAATAGGTGTATTTTGAAATCCGCCTTCAAAATACCATCTTTTTCTAAATTCTTTAATTTTTGCTTCTATTTGTTCGTTCATATTTGCATTGCCTCATTCTCTTATTTAACACCTATGAGGCTAAAAAGTGTTATTTTCTCAGTTATTAATTAACAATTGCGTTTTTCATAATTAACATTTCGTTCATGTATTTATTTACCTAACATTCTTCTGATTGTTTCTTTGATGCCATATTTCAGTATTTCAATTAAGAAATAAATAAAAGACACAATGCCAAGAAGTGTAAATAAATCAAAAAGTATGGTTGTATAGGTCATAGAGTTATTTCTTCTTTAATAATCCTAGAAACATTAATAGTAATCCAATAGGTAAAATTACCATGTATACAATAGGCATGATGATTAAATACACAGCAAATATTGCCATAATCGCTACTAAGGATCTGATAATAGGATTTTTCACTTCTTTACCGTTAAGTTTTATTTTCATACATTTATTTCTCCGTGTCTTGCCCTGAGCTTGCCGAAGGGTCGCCTTTCTTGGAGGGGCTAAGTTCTTTGTACCCATCGTGAATAGTTTTCCTTAAATTTCTTTTGCGCCTCTCGTCTTTTTAAAATCATTAAATCATGTATACCAGCTTCTGATGTTTCTATCTCCTCCTTGGCAATACTCGCAACTACCTCATCAAATACAAACATTTCATAGCATTGTTTATCTTCATTTAAGTGCCAACCGTATTTATATAATGGATTTTTTTGTTGCGTTGTCATACTCATACATGTACCCCGTCGGGTGCTTTTGTTAGAGAGAAGCACTAGACGGGAGTTATAAAAACCTCTCCAAGTATTTAATTGGGTCTTCGAAGATAACCATTTGCTGCAAGTGATATTGCCAGTCATCTAATATTATTTCTTTTGTCCCTACTGTATTTTGATCTTCAATGGTTAACCGATGCCTGTTATATAAAGGCCAAAATGCTTTTGCGAAGTCATGAGAGAAGATAATCTCGAAATAATGCGACATTAACTTAGTAAGTCCTTCACCTTTAATTTCCCAAACCTTCAGAAAATACCCGTGAGAGTACCCATTTTTTACTGCCTTCTCAATTGCCTTTTTTAATATATCTTCGTTTTTCATATTTCCATGTCGCACTAGACAATTGGCGACACATCTATCTCAACCATAACAGTTCTAATAGTAATAGTCAATGGTCATTTCTATTTCAAGGAACTGAGATTTCAGTTGTTTAAAAAAGATTGATATGTCGAAGAAAAAGAATAATGCCGACATATCAAGTTCCATGTGCTGGATCGCTCGATGTATCGGCATTTGGGTAGTAGCATCCTTGCTACGGCTTACTCAGGCTTTTTCTGAGCATCGTATTGGTCAGATGCTATGTCTGAGACAACTTCAAACACTGTTGAGTCGTAGAACCCTGAAATCTCCCGATCATGGACGTGGTAAGTTCCACGAGCATCACGACTGAGTTCTACGAGTCCTTTGGCTTGTTGATAGATGGACATACGCTTGTTGATCTGAAGGGCTGGCCGATCTTGATAACACAGGAAGGGTATGTGGTAGTGTTCCCCATAGGGCTTAATCAGTTCCACACACACGACAGAGTTGTTCTGCACATCTCCATGTATCGTCAAGTAGTTCGCGTAAACCTCAATCTCCTGGCCGTTGAATATGCCCTTTGTCGGTAAGATGAAGCCCCAATGCTTGAGGGTTTCACCAGGGTAGTATTCGGCCTTATGATCTTGGGTGGTTGAACTTACGTAGATCATGCCCTTGGCATCAATCCATTTGTGGTCTTGTTCTCCACCATTCTCTGCCAGCACACCGACATAGACGAGCGTATGATATTCGCCGTACTTTCTCACGAAACAGTTGCGGCAGGTGTTGAGGCCAACACGAGGACGCTCCAGGGTATAAGGCCATCCGCAATACTCGCAGACCAGAGATGCCATGACCATCTGAACGATGGTGTCATACACGTCCTGGGCGATGGTATACTCTCGGCTCTCCAGTTTGATTTTAGGCGGGCGTCCCATCGTCGTCTCCTTCTGGATCATCTTGATTCAATGGATTGTAGGAGAGCTTACGGGCGCAGGTCACAATCTCGGCCACATACACATCGCCGTATTCGAATCGGCCAAAGGTTGCAGGAGACTGCACAGCGCAGTACCAACGTGCCCAGGCGTTCTTCATCTCGTTTTCGGGGTTTTGATAAACCTTCAGCACATACCAGATCGTCTGATCGTCCCATGACTTCCAAATAGCGTGCGCTTGTGCAGGAATGACCATCCGGCGTGGTGAGATGGGTGTCGGCTCAGGTGTGATCATTGCTGTCTCCTTGCTTCATAAGCAATGTACTCTGCTATGACGGTTCCATAGAAGTTCCAATCCTCTTCAGACTGTGGGTGATCGAGGTGGACATGACACCGGCAACAGAGCATTTTGACAAAGGGATCGGGGTTGTGCGTGTCGTTGATCAGCACATGGGCGGTATGCAAATACACAATAAAAATATCGCCATACTTGTTGTAGGCGATACTCAGGTGTTTTGCTCCGCAGCGTTCACAGCGATAGTTCGCACGCTCCAGGTGCTTCTTCCGAATCTTTCGGAAGTTCGGGTGATACTTCGCGTAGTTGATGATAGGTTCCCCTTTCTATCTACTAGTTGTCAAAGGTCAACAACTCATGATAGCAAGGGAACATTGATTATTCAATAAGTATTTGATACGATGGGGATAATTAGCTACGTGGCAGGAACCGTTTGTTTGCAATACTTACCAGAAGTTGAATTATCAGCAAGCATATAATCAAGTCATCCTGCTAGTCGTCGCCGTATGGTGTGCGGAGTGCAAATCTCAACGTAGCACAGATCGGGGGCCGAGCCGCAGCGAGGCCAGAGGGTGGATGGGCGTACCAGTTCGATGACAATCTGTGTTCGCGGAAAGAGTGAACACAAAAAGGGTTTGGGACACGAAAGAGCCGTGAGGAAAAGAGATAATTGTCCAAAATGAAAACCGAAGATACACCCCCAAAGCGTAGCTGTGGAGTGGCGTTGCAATAGGACACGACATAGGAAACAGGTTCCTAAAAATAGGGGGTGCCTATTCCCCTGAAGAGACACCCCGTATCTTGAACAAATCAAACATCCCTATTATTGGGATTGAGTAATTTGTGTTTCCGATGGCTGAGCAACAACGGTATTTTCTAATAAAGCATTGATGCTATCAGTGAGTACTTTTCTTACAATATCCTTTGAATTTTGTGTCATATCTACTGTCTGCTTTTCCACTAACTTTTGAGCTAACGATTCTGCTACCAGGACGGCAAGATTCGTTACAGCAGTATTAATAGCACTTCGAAGGCCGACTGCTAGAAGTGATCCGCTAATAAACATTCCAGCAGTTTCTGGTTTCATGGTTTCAGATGATAACCCCCACATTGCATAGCAAAACATAAGGAATGCTGAGAAATATGTCTTCTTACCTTTACCCCAATTCCACAAAGAATCTATTAAATTATTCATTCTATCACCTCCTTATGTTTTGATTTATCTCCCGAAATTGATTTTTCTTTAATAATCATAGGTAATGGTTTTCTAAAAAACTGCGGAACATGCTTTTTTCCTGCTAAATATTTTTGGATTAATTCATTTATCTGCGCTTGACTTTCTTTTATAAGTCGTCCATTTTTATCAACAATTATCTTTCCTTCTTTCTTTGCTTTTGTAAGCATAATGGTTGCTTCCATTGCAACATAATCAATTTGCCTCTGTGTTTCGTCTCCATGTTCATACATTTTCATAACGATCTTAGGATCAAACTTCATGATTTTTGCATACCTTCTTACCAATTTTTCTTCTTTCTTTAACATACTAATTAAGAAGTTTCGATTCCTTTTGTTCTTGAAGTTTTCTCTTTTTCACAGAGTAAGAGCAGTCATTTCTGTCACACCATTTTCCATTTTCATGGATTAGATAATCAAGTTGTTCAAAGAGGGAATGAAGATTATGTGCTTTTTCGGAATATACGTCAGGGTTAATTCTCATATTGATTTCCATGAGAGAAAAGATTCTTGCAAGGCTTTGAGCATCCTGTTTTGAAAGCTTAAGATACACAAACTTTTTCATCGGATGTATCGTAACAAAAAAAGGAAGGTAAGTAAATACCTTCCTTTTCTGCCGTTAACGACAGGCAATGTTATGCAGCATTTTTTACTGTGCTGTTTCCTGCGCCTGTTCTTCCATGCATACTTGATGCAGTCACATGAGGCATTGCATGAGATTTTCGATGTGTTGATTTTGGGTGCTTAGCTCCATGTTGTTTGTATGCACCTTCTCGTGGTAACGTTTTCCCATAACTCTTTTGACTACCATGTTTTACTTTACTCATATTCATCACCTCCTCAAGGAAATATTTTGTTAAGTAGACGTTCTACTATCTGCTCAACAACTAATGTAACGGGAGTAGTATTTGATTTTGGCTCAGATGAGAAAGATGGTGTTGAAGAAGCTGTCTGAACTATTTGATTCGTTTCTTGTGGTTTATTTTTTAAGTCATTTATCATTTTTACTGCTATTTGCGCTTGTGCCATTTTGTCATTTGAATCTGGTGTTAAGTCTAATGCTTGTAAAAGCAATACATAGCAATTCCAATTTAAATCTCGATCATTCCGACATTGTGTTAGTGGATCTGATTGTGGATTATTTGCAAGAGAAACAAGCCGATTAATATCTAGTGCGTCAGGACAACTTGTAGGTTGATCAGATACTTCTAAGTGCTTCTGAATGTGTTCTCTATCAATTGGAATATTATAATATTGCGCTATTTCTCGAATAAGAGCAGCACCTGAGGTGTATAAACTATCTGGTCTTGGATTATTTGGCTGTCCATTATCTTCAAATTCAATACCGATGCTTCTTTGATTTGTAGGATAATCGCCAGCATGATACGCAACTTTATCCTCATCAACCCAATGCCATATCTCACCAGTTTCTCTTACTCCATAGTTTGCAGATACATTAGAAGAAGCATCATTAAATCTCTCATCTGCTCCCTCTGCATACCCTACCATCGTATGAATAATGATCTTATCAATAGTAGTCCTATTATCATCCCAATTACCCAATTTAGTTGTTGCGTCATATTTTGGCCCGACTGTTTTTTCTGTTACTGGAAGCGTCGTAACTGTTCTCATATCTTTTGTACCATCCGTTGTGCTACAGATGGATTATTCTGAAAGTATAGCACTAATGCATCCTTAACTAAAGATGATAAATCATTATTCTTATCTTCAAGCTCTTTTAGCTTCGATTGCATTTGTCCCATCTCATCTTGAACGCCTTTTAGAGTGTTTTCAAGATCATCTATTCTTTTTGATTTATCATCAAGAGAGCTTCGTAAGTCTTCATTCGATTCTCTCAGAGTCCTCATATCCTCTTTTCTAATCCGAGAGAATATGTATATAGCTCCTCCAGCTATCACTCCAAAAGCAATAATGATTTGATAAATAACATCTATCTTCATATCCAACTATATTGCTTGAGGAATTTTAGCACCTCTTCTGCTCTCTGTCCTATTTCCATTCTATAATATACGTCTGGAATATTAACCTGATCTTTGAGTATTTGATAACAATCACTTATCGTATTTTTTAAATTCTTTCCTACAGTATTTACCACAAGAACAGGGTTATCTTCAATAATGAAGTTCCCTTTCTTTCTGGATACAGAATAAAACCACAAATTTTTAGCAATTTCCTTAGCAAATGAGAATAATCTTCCTGCCACGTCTTCTTTTTTTAATGATATAGAGCCTGTATAGACTCTAACGCCACATCCTACCTTACCTACAGGGAATGAGAACTGATCCTCATTTACCAGAGATATATAAAATTCAGCAATACTTTTGCCTGATTCTTTTAATATAGCTAACTCTGTTGTATGAGCATCCCAACCAAAACGTGAAGTAAATTCAAGTCCATAAGGCATTCCTTCCTTATATTCTTTGTGCTTTCCTTGCGTTTTAGAAGAAAATATATTATTGATAGAAATCTGTCCTACGTATTTATTTTCCCGAAGAATAGGAATAAGTTTATTTAAGAAATCAGTATAGTATTTGCACGTGCCAACATTAAGAACAATGTTACCCATACATCCAACTGCTTCACCTTTATTTCCATCTCCTGATTTCTTTTCTTCAATGTCAATAATAACTAATCCATTGATAAAATCATGTCCATTAAAATATGCAGAGAAATCAGCTTCAATTCCTTCCACAAATTCCTGAAGAACAAACTTATTTACATCATAGTGCTTCTCAACACAATCTGATTGTATCCATTTGAGGTAATCAATTAAATCCTGTCTATTTTTGCTTGTGTACGTCTTTGCTCCTCCAGCAAAGTCCTCGCCTTCGGGTTTGAAGACATATCTGGCATCTTCGTCTTCTCCCTCCACAAATGTAATGCCATCTTTAATAGAAGTAAAATCTTTTTCATATGGTACATCTAATCCTATTTGTAGCATTAAATCAAGTCCTGATGATCGTTCGTATTCTATATGATCTCCCCAAGATGAACCACCGATTACTTTCCATCCTTCACTACGTAAATAATCGGCTTCGCATCCATGTCCATTATCATCAACTAAAATAATCAATTCATTTTTTCTGTTCCTAAATTCATAAAGACATTTATATAAATCGTCAACAATCTCTTCTTTATCAAATATTCCCTCACCTGTGTCTTCTCTTCCTTTAATCATCCCCTTCTTTTTGTAGTAATAAATCGGGTACCCTTCAGATTTTATTCGTATTGCTACAGATTCCCAATTTCCGCTTTCGTTGTAAAATAAAAATGTTGGTTTCATATTATTGTCCAAAAGGACTATTTTGATCTTGTTGATTTTGCTGATTTTGTTGTTGTCCTCCACCACCCATTATATCTTGTATCGTCTGTTGAATAAATGGTACTAATCGCTGAGAGATTTGTTGTGTGATTTTGGTCACAGGTTGCGTTGCAAGTGCTTGTGTATATCCTTTTGCTCGTGGTGCTGTTTCCGTCATAAGTGGTTTCATTCCAGCCTTTATCATAAGTGGTGCGCCTAACATTTCTGCTCCACTCCCCCCAAGCCCTAGTAAATGAGAGAGAAACGCTGCTCCTAACATGACTTGCGCTCGTTGTGACCAATCAAGTCCTTGTCCTGTTTTAATATTTGCTCCTCCTGCCGATTCCCTTAATTTAGTTATTTTCTTTACTGCTCCTTCTACAGGTACTCCATGTTCTTCATGTCTCCCCATGATAGTATTCCAAAGAGTGTCTGCCTTCTGCATATCTACGCCAGTTTGTTTCTTAACTGAGGTGTCAATGAATTTGTCAATATTTGTGTAAAGATCTGGATTTACTTGGAAATTTAGCTGTTTTTTAAATTCATGAGCCAATTTCATAGGAATTTGTATATCACGATAATTATTTGGAACCTTTGCAGGAGCATCACTTGAAATCATTTCACGCATAAATGCAACCATGTCTTTTGCTTTTCCCGAAGCTACATCTTCAGCATGACCTAATGCATTTCTAAAATCATTCCTTTGCATATCACTCAGGTATGTTCTCCCTTTATTTGTAATAGCATCGAAGAAATCTCCAAGTGTTGTATTTGATTTAGCAATAGCATCAGAAACGGGTTTATATACCTGCTGTGCATAATCAGTAAGATTTTGTATGGTCTTATCTGGATTCCCAAAGTCAATTCGTTTTAATATCTCTGGGTCTTTTGCTGCCTGTTCTCCAACAAGCTTACTTGCTATATCCTGTGTTATCTTCTTCGCATCACCAAAGAGAAAGTGTGATATTGGTTCTGTCGCTGCTGGAAGAATTGAATTAACTACTCCTCCCGTGAGCATGTTATTAAGTAGGTCATCAGTGATTGGCTTACCCTCCTGATGATTTTTCATTACTGTAGCTCCAGCTTGCGTTAATGCTCCTGCTCCTAATCTTGTTAAAAGTTTAACTCCAAGATTTGCTTCTGGCTCGCCAGGAATAGCAGATAAAGCAGCATTTTGACCAGCCTCGGAAAATAAGTCTCCAAAGTTAATTCCTTTTCCACTTGCTAATTGCTGTATTCCCTCACCAATTGCTCCGCCAAGTCCTCCACCAACTGCTCCACCTGCTGCTGTACCTGCTGGCCCTGAAATAAGATCAAGTGGAGTTCCAACAATCTGGCCGATTGTCCCTCCAACTGTTCCTCCTATATCCGCTCCTATATGATCTGGTGCTTGTGGCTGCTTCGTTTGTAGCATCGCATTATATTCTTGCGGAGTCATTTGCTTATGTTGAGACGGATTGCTATTTATTCCTGTTTTTATATTTCCGATAATTTTCATATTATTGCGCTCTATATCCCTGATTAATTAGTTGTTGGTATTCCTGCTGATTATCTGCTTGTATAATATTTCCTGTTCGTGGGTCAATAAGATTCAATGAATTTGTTGCTCCCGTTGATTGATTATTCATTTGAGAAACATCAATTTCTGATGGTGGAGATTTGAATATTCCTGGGAATATTTGTTGTAACCAATTTTTTTGACCTGGAGCTAATTCATATTTACCAGTATTCTTATTATATGCATACATATAATTACCTCCAGAAAATGAGAATGATTGTGGTTGAAGTGTCGCATTTGGAATCTCCATCGTTTGTATTCGTCCATTTGCAAGCTGTAGAACTGCCTGTCCTGTTCCAGAATTAACATTGAGTATCTTTGCTCCTGCTGGCGCATTCTGTGTTATTTGTGCTGTTATTCCTGCTGGCAATCCTGCTTGTGTTTCAAGACTTTGGATATGTGCTTGTTGATCTGGTGTTAGATTAGCCATATTGATTTGTCCTGAAGTTACCATGCTCATAACCACACCAAGATTTGCAGAGGCGACTTGCTGTGCCTGAAATCCTAATTGCTTTTGTTGTAATTGTATTTGCTGTTGTTGTTGAGTTGAAGTAACTCCAAATTCTCCTAATTGTTGTTGTTGAGACTGTTCAAATTGCGCTTCTTGCTGTTGTTGAGATTGCTGAAACTGTTGCTGTTGCTGAGTAAGTTGCTGGAATTGCAGCATGTCATTAACACTTGCTTCATATGATTGTGATGCATTGGTATAGTCCTGTTGGGTGAAGTTCATTATCATTCCAATAGTGTTGTTTGCATTCGTCAACTGCTGAGAAACAACTCCCATTTGGAGGTTAACGGAGTCAAGTTGTATCTGTGCGAGGCGTTGTTGTTCTGATTCTCGGCCAGCGACAACATCTGCCGTTACGCCAGGCTGGAACTCTGTTTGTGTCTGTGCTGTTTGGAGACTGGTTTGAATAGTATTCGCCTTTGTCTGAAGATCAGTCATTTGCTGATTCAGACCTGTAATATTAAATTGTCCTGCGAGAGAGGTATAGGTTTGTGAGAGATTTGGGGGTTGTGGTCTGTTCTCATTGATTGCAGTAGCAAGCACAGTATCAGCATTATTTCCTGTCAATGTTGAACCGCTAAGACTTTGATTAACATTATTTTGATAAGAATTGAGGTATCCTTGAACATCTTGTGGATTTGTCGGAGTAGTTAATTGTTTTCCTTGCTGTCCTTGCGCTCCACCACCCTGGATAAATGAAACATTATTCGGGTTTGTTTGCGCTACAACTTGTGAACTTACCTGTTGTCCTGCTCCTTGTTGATTACTTTTTGCATTGATTTGACCAGAATTAGATAATGTTCCTCCAACAAATTGCTGCCCATCATACCATCCACCTTCTTGTGCGGATACTGTTTGTCCATTGCTTAATTTAACTTGATTATTTCCTACTATTGTTGCCATAGGCGTATATTACATCATTTTATTACCCTTGAATACCCTGATTTATATAATAACTATTTGCGTCATTACTATCAGCAGTATAAATATTTAAAAGACTTTTTGTGATTCCTATTGCTGTTGTTGTGCTAGTAGTAGATAACAATGAAGTCGTTGAAACAGAAGTATCGAAGTATATATATTGAACCATATTAAAGTCATTAGGAAAACCAACACCGCTACTAATGCTATAAGTTGAACCTCCTGAAAAATTGATTTGTCCTGAAGTCCATGAAGGTATATGAGCAGCAGTAAAAAATGCATTTGTTCCCCCAACCATTGCTGTTGTCCCAACAACAAAATTAGTTCCTCCAGCCGATATTAAAACTATACCGACAAGCATTTGTCCTGCTGGAACTGAAGGATGAGCAGCAGTTGCAGCAGATTGACTTGCATATCCTGTTGTGTAATTAGCTGTTCCTGGTGTAACTGTTACTGATCCACCTGTTGTTATTGTCACGGTAAACACTCCCCATGTTCCAGATGGTATAGTTCCAGAACCAAGCGAAATTGATGTACTTCCCCCAAATGAGTATGAATTTCCGTTAAACAAAACATTGAATGCTGAGTACGCAATTGTTGTATTTGGGGATCCAACAGTTAAACCCGTATTATTTTGACTAAACGACATTGTAGAAATGAAGCTTTTTCGATAGGTTAATATTTTCCCAGAATTAGCAACTAAGTTTCCATTCATATCAACACTAAACGGTGCATTATTAAAGTTTGAATTACCTAACCATATCCCTCTTCTATCAGCATACAGAGCAATATTTCCAAATCCAACTTGAAATGTTGAAAGATTTGCAAGTGTTTGATTCCCATTTTGTAAAAGAAGGCTTTGCCCCTGTTGGTTTTGTTGTTGATCTGTTTGGTTTATAACTGATAAAAAAGCGTCAATCGGATCGAGTTGCATATTATCCATTCAATAAAATAATGAAATCCTCAATAATTGGAGCATTATTCCCTGAAGTCGTTATTTGCACTTTGAATTGTAATGTTCGTGCATCAACTCTTCTATCTGCTGTAACTGAGTTCCTATCAGTATCAGATAATAGATCAGTTCCTTGTGTCCATGCAACGTATGAACCACCATTTATTTTATAAGATACATTCACTTGTGTATTTGCTGGTAAGGTTTGCGCTAAATTAGTAATAAACTTATCAAAGTTATCCAGCCATACACGAGAATATTTAATAATCAATGTCTCAAAATATGCTCCGCTATATTTATTGCTCCAGTCCAATTTATCAATCTGAAACGTTCCTGCTCCCGTATCATGCGATGAAACATAAATATCATTTCCTGATGTTGCAATTGACCAGATAGATATGTTAGTAAAGTTTCCAGTTGATACAGGAAATTCAAGAGTAAGAATGGTTGGATAACTTACATTTCTACTTCCAAAGGAATAAACACCTTGAAGTGCTACATTCCCTCCTGTATTACTCACACCAAATAATGGTATTCCCTGTTTGTTTGCCACTGCTGGATAGTTCACAACAACAGTGTTTGTTGGTGAGTAAGTGTTTGGGAAGATCGGGGGAATTTGCTTTAGTTTTTGAAAGAAGGATCCAGTCCCGTCAAGCTGGTAGAGGTTTCCACTTAGACCAGCATTGATAACAACAGTACTATCTAGAGGAATAAAAGCATTTACAACTGCCTCGCGGATCGGGTAAGCATAGGTCGGGGTTGTTGACCATGTATTCCATCTAAGGACAAAGGATAAGGCGACATTATTGAGTGTTGATGCTCCAATAAGAAGATCAGAGCCTTGTGAGGAAAGAGCAGTAACCGTGAGATTTTTGGCTATCGTATTGAGAGCTGATGCAGTAAACGTGTTCGTGTTATCGACCTGGGCGACAACATTTCCATCCCCGATGAAGATGTATTGCGCGTTTGGAAGAAAATACATTGGATGGTAGCTTGTACTGCCATTGGTGAACGTGCCGAAGTTGTCATTTCTCGTTGAAAACGCTGCTGCAAAGTTCCATTGTCCAAGTCTTTGCCCCATCGCATAGTAGATGAAACCGTTGTATTCAATCGCATCGAGGATCGCTGCGCTTCCTGCTGCTGGCGACACAGTTCCAAGCGAGCTATAAACTCCACTGGACTTTTTCCAGACATTACCAGTCGTTTGTCCGAAAAAATAGATGTTCCCGTCAGAACAGGGAACAATCTTATATACATCATCTGTTGGTGCGCCTGATTCGATAGTTAGCTTCTGATTCACTAAAAGGACGCCAGGAATAGAATGAAGATCAAACCCAACGATAGAAGCAAGGGAATGTTTAATACCTTGATATGGGCTATCTGCTATCCCTCCTAAATTTGGTGTTTCAATAATGATTGCTGGTGTTTTTGGCATATTATCCTGGTTTTTGTATCTTTATCCATGTCGCTGTTGGCTTTGCTATTTTCGTCCATGTGGCCGTTGTTTTTGCTATCTTTGTCCACGTAGCAGAAGTCTTCGCAATCTTTAACCACACTGGAAGACTCTTCGCTAAACTAGAAAAGTATGCTCCAAACCCATATCCAATTTGTCCAAATAACATTCCTCCATACATAAGCTATATTGATAACTGTATTGCTCTAAATTCTGATGTTTGGTCAGAAGGAGTACCACCCAAGATATTTAATGCTCCTCCACTTGATTGATACGCTTGTACCTCAAAATAATCAGTATTTACGGCATCTATTAACCAAACTCCATGCGCCCCGCTATTATCGGTAAATGCAGGAGTTCCAGCCCATGAAGAAATTGCTGTTCCATTTTTGAGTAATCGCAAATATCTTTCTCCGGTAGCACTTGAACCAAACATTACATGAGCCAAAAATAACCATATGCCTGAAGCATTTGCCGTAATACGAGAGTTATTTGTAACAGTACTATGGAGCGATGAAGGATCACTAATTGTTGTATCCCAAGCAAGAGATGTCCAGCTTGCGCTATTGATAGATTGATTAGCGGAATTTCGAACGGCACAACGAGTAAGTGAAGGTGCATTTGCCCATTGAGGGTTTGCCGAACCTCCTTGTGTCTGCAAAATTTGTCCTGATGTTCCCGCTCCTAATCTTACCCAAGTTGTTCCGTTGTAATAAATGAAATCTCCTTGTGACGGACTAGAAATGTTTGGAATTGTGGATGGAAATGTATTTGTCGATGAAGTTAAATCTTTATGTGTTAATGTCTGCGTATCTGTTGTTCCAACAATTGCACCTACTGGAAACCCAGTAAGCAGACTTTGCATATCAGTAAATACTTTTTTCGTTGGGACAAGAGCAACATAATCCCCTGCTTGAATTGATCGTGCGCTTGTACTCTCTTGCGTTCTTGTTATCGTGAAAGTATCTCCAGATTTTGCAGAGACACGAACTATTTCAGCATTAGCAGGGGTAGGAATAGTTTGAGGATTCGGCCACACGACGAGGTTATATCCATTAACTACAGTTGGAAAGTTATTCCCTCCTCCAGTTGTTAACGTGAAAGATGTTCCTGATGTTGCAGGACTCGGCGGTGTTTGTATTACTCCTATTCCAAAATTTGCTATATCATCAAATGCCATATGCTTATGAACCTACTTGCGTTAATAAAAACGGTGAGGGCAATCCTGTTGTGAATGGATATTGCAAACCAGAACCAGAATTATAAAGTTGAGAAGCTTCAGAAGAAGATAATGCCCGTGACCAAAAACCTACTTCGTCCATTTTCGCTGCTTTCATTGCAGTAGGACTAAGACCAGCCCCCACAAAAAGTGATCCTCCTGACATAGAAAGTGAAGCAGGAGTCCAAGATTCGCCTGTATCTGCTCCATTTTTATAGAGATGTTCAGTTGTTCCATCATAGGTAAGAACAAGATGATTCCAGGCACTTAGAGTGGCCTTTGTTGAAAAAGCATGATCATTTCCAAAATGGGAGCTAAGAAGTGTTCCTGCTGTATCATTAAAAAGAAGTGAAATACGTTCATTATTAGCAAGAATCCCATAATCGAAGGGGCCTGCTCCGAGTGCTGTAGCAGTTGGATTAACCCATAAACTTATCGAAAATGGTTGATTTCCAGAAAGTCCAAGTGAGGGGCTTCCGAAGGTAACGTAATTATTTGTACCGTTAAAATTACCTCCTGAATTAATTATTCCTGTTGTCCATTGAGAACCTAATGTACCCTGCCATGTTCCATTATGTGAAGCTACTGATTCGGTGACGGTAGAACCTGTGTTATCATCAAATTTTGCATAAAATACGATATTCGTTAATAAGCTCATACATAATTATTTATATAGATAATTCACGACAACTGCGTTTGCAGCGCAAGCAGTTGTATCTGAATCTCCAACCCCTCCTGTTATTGCAAAAGCGATTCCGCTTGCAAAATTCATTCCTTGTGCTGGTAATACAACATTATTTCCTGCACCATTTGTTGAATTAGCTGGAACAATATATACTGCAATAGGCGTATCAGTTCCTACTGTTGGTGCTGATGCTTTATCATAGAGTTTCACATAATAGACAGTTGCAGTATTTCCCTCTAAATATAATCCTCCGAGTGTTCCCGCAGAAGCTTTTACTGATGTTGCATTAGTAGTATTTGCTGAAATTAATTTTCCTGGCGTATATCCACCCGACGATTGTGCAGTAACTCCTACAGTTCCTATTCCATTATTTCCAGATTGAAGCAAAATTGCACCAGTAAATGGCTGTGGAGGAACTGAATAAAGTTCTACAACACCTGCGGTTGTTCCTGCGCTTATTCCAGTAACATTAATTCTGAAATATCTTCCACTTAAAGGGCCAGCAAAAATGAGTCCTGAATTATCATTTGTAGAGGTAGTTGGTGTAGAAGTTCCAGTATTATCTATTCTTTGGAGGGCTAAAGAAGTCCATGTAGAATTATCATTTGATTGTTGAAATGTATTATTAACTCCTGTTCCTTGTGAAGTAAACTGGACTGCTATATAGCGATATTGACTTACATCTGTTGATGCAACTGCTTGTGCTGTCGTGGTAGTAAATGAAACTTCTTTATGACCGCCTTGGATTGGTAATCCTGTTATTGCTGATACTTCCGAAATCGTTCCACCATTGTCAAAAATTGGCATCGTTCCCGTTGGATGAGCCGGTGTTGAAGCTCCATCTACATATTGTGTTCCCCCTCCTCCAGATGCTGGAATTGAAAGATCACCATTCCCTGAACCTGCTAAAACAACAGCAATTGTTCCACTTGAATAGGTAGATGCTCTTGCTCGTACTTCAACTGCTCCAGCGACATTAGCAAACCATAAACCATTTGCTGTTGCTGATGTGACGGCAGTTGTACTCCCATTGGGATAACAATTAAGAGCATACCAATTTGTTCCATCGGGGGTAAATTCAAATTGAATTGTTGCAGAACCAAAACCTGTTAGTTGTATTGTGAGTGCAGAAATATCACGAACATTAAGTAATACGACTCCTGCATTTGCGATTATGTTTCCTGTATTGATTAACATAAAAAAAGCTCATTCGATTCCGTCTATCGAATGAGCATAGCATTTGTTGCTTGTGCTAACCTAATTTATAGACCTTTCTTTATCAAAAAGCAAGATGTTTTTTTAATCCAACCACTTCAAACTGCTTTGATTTGCGTTTTAACGTTGAGTCATGATCTCTTCCTAAGATTAATGGATGTGGAAATATATGATCAACAGTAATTGATGGGGAACAAAAAACTTGAATATCAAGTTGCCGACACCTATCAAAAAATGATAAATCCTCCCCTAACTGTTTCTCTTTTTTATTGTCAAACGGTCTTCGTATATCAAATGCATCTTCATGTAATTGTTGTTTGATATATTGGAATACCCATTTTTTTACTAGTAAACATCCTGCTCCTGCTGCTGCAATTTCAAATACTTCATTTCCTTCCAAGTTCCACGAAGAAATGATTTGATATTTTTTCCTTCGCTGATTATAGCTATATAATACTGGGTAGTGAGGATCTTTCTTATACAAATACAAACCTGTTAATACATGTAGTTCATATTTCTCCATTGTTTCAATCATTCTAACGGCTATATCAGGATCAAATTGAATATCTGTATCAAGCATTAATATCCAATCACCTTTCATGTTTTGAGCAGCTATATTTCGTGCATAGGCATGAGAAGATGAACGAATGGTATCATAGTTAATAAATCCCTGGTGGTGAGTGGTCGTGTATTGAATCATCTTTCCCCAGGAATAAGAAAATAATTCATAGACAAACGGCCAACCACCCATATAACAGATAGTTCCCGAAACCTGTTTTCCTTTAAGATTTTGCTGATAACTGCTCGAACTGGTCAACAATCCTTTCCCAGTCAAATCTTTTTCTGGCATAGCTCATCATCTCCTTCCGCATAGATTCAACCTCATCTTTATCTCGCTTCTGCAAAAGATCAATGAGGTAGTCAACGTATTGCTGTCGTGCAATACTATCAGTGAGTGGGTATCCATCGACAAAATATCCATACCGAACATTATCGGCTATCGCCCAGAGAGGAGCCGTGATCGGGATTGCTCCACATGCCTGAGCATCCATTGAGGTAATGCAGGAAGTCTCTGCAAATACAGCCGATGGATGACACCAAACACCAGAAGATAACCACTCCTCATATAACTGCCTCTGCCCAATACGTCCTCTATAGAACACTCCTGGCTGATCCATTTCTTCTAAAATTTGTCGTTTTGTGACTTGTTCGGATCCAATAGGAACATCAGCATCAGTCATTTTATCTATATTGTTGAATCCATAGAACACATGAAGTTCTAGCTCTGGAATCATCCTTCTGGCGGTCTTAAAAATCTTCAATAAAGCTAATAACCCTCGATCTGGTGAGGATGCAAAAATGAGCTTGTAGGGATTACGTTTAATACCCTTCTTTTCTATCTGCTTGATTATGTCTGATCGGATTCCATTCGAAGAGAGAACAATCTTCTCTTTCATATAAGGATAGAGCGAGGTCGTGAGATTAACATGTGAAGGGCAAAGTGGAAGGAGTAAATCAAATTTCTGTATCTGCTGTTTTGTTGCTCGTGTATATACAACATCCTGCATTACAAGCCATAACTTTTTATTAGTATGCTTTGTTGTAAATCTATTTGCAATAAAGGGTGCTCGCCCAACTACCCAGATTCCATCTTGAGAATAATCTGCTTCTTTGAGGTTACGCCATTCAATACCCTTATAATGAATTGGTGCATCCTTTGGCTTAGGAGAATAAGAAATAACCGTATGTCCACGTTTTGCAAGTCGTATTGCTACTTCAACATGTGCGGTTTCTGAGCCTCCAATTCCTACTTCGAGAGGGTTACGATAATCCCATTTCTCAAGGTGGATAGGTGAAATAAAGATAAACTTCATAAATCGTAACCGTCGTGATAGACATGCCCCGCCATTGGCTGAGTCATGGTGTATGATTCATCTTTGTCAACTTTTGATAACGACATAATTCTATCTTCAATAATAGTATCGAGTTCATTTTCATAATCATTCGGTTGATATTCTTTATCAGATGTTTGCTTCCATAGAAGACTCACTTTATCAGCCCATGCTCTATGTAATTGTCTTGGTATACCTGCGCTTGTTGTTGTCGGATCAGTTTCAAGTGGTGTTGTACTAGTCAAATCTGTTATATCGCTCGGCCATTCATACGACCAAATCTTAAGATAGTTATTCCCTGCGGTAAACCCTGTTAATTTACCCGAAAATATCCAAATAGAATTTCTAAATATCATATATGCTGCTTGTCCTTGTCTATTTCCAAATATTGATTGTATTGTATCTTCATCTGTTGTAGGCTGAATGCCAAAATCTCCATCAGTAATATCTCCTGAGACAACAAGATTAGTAGATAATTGTGAGTATTGAGTAAGATCAAATTTCTTTAAATCTACCCAAACAACATTTCCATTGCTGTCTAAATATGTTGGGTCTAATACTGCTTCTACTTTCTTTAATTTTCCTGGTATATCTACTGCAAGCGGATATTCACGTTGGCTATTTACCAAGTCTGTGGTCTGTGGTACTCCAAAATATTCCTCATCAAGTTTATCAACCATGATTCCTGATATCTCATCTTTTACGATATTCATGATTAATTTTAAATTTGTATCAGATAGGGTCGTAGAGTTCGTCTTAGTCATTAATCGAACATATGAGGCGAAATTGGCTGGTGTCATGCGGTTATTGTATTCCTATTGACTAAATGCGTCAATGGTTTTTCTCTGTCCTGTTGTTGGATCAATCTTCATTCCGATATTTGAAATTGAATTCTCGTGATCTAATGCTCTTTCTGTTTCTGCAACAGACTCCATATGCATATCCGCAATAGTCTTAGGAACATCAACATACATTCCTTTTCTTACATGAACATAAAATCCATTAATTCCAAAGAAAGCATATTGATTTGCCTTATTATTTTTATCTTCTCCGACATTGAATGGAATAAAAATGCGAACCTTTGGCTCACTTTCAAGCATTTCTTGTGTTTTTTTACGCTTCCATGAAAAGAAATTCTCTATTTCTGCTGCTGTTAATGATTTGGGATCTACTGCTGCTATCGTAACTGATTTTTCAGCTATTTGTTCTGCTTCTTGATCGCTGATAGAAGATTCTGTTGCAGTTTCTTGAGATTTTGGCTGTTCTACTTTCCCTAAGCTTTCTTCTGTAATCTTATCTGCCATGAAGTGATAGTACTAAAATACTTGAAGAAAGTCAACAACAATTTTAGGAGTAATGAATAAGGATGTAGTCGTAAGTAGTTGCTGTTGAATCGGTAATATTAGAACCTGTTACATTCGCAATCTTTACTTTTACCGTTCCATTTGCGGTAAATCGTGCGCCTTTTGGAACTAAACCAGTTGTTAAGTTTATTGGATTAACAAAGATTTGATCTCCTGTATTTCCAGAAATATTTGTATCAGTAGTACATTCAATTTCTGCGTTAGCAGTAATCGTTGCTGTACCTGCTGGAGTCAATGTAACAGTTCCCCGTTCAATCCATCCACCTTGTACGCCATTATATTGTGTTGCTTTTATTGTTGTTGCCATATGTTTTATGAACTACTTGTTCCATGCTCAAGACGAACCATCCATGATTCATTGAGTCGTACTGCTACGTGAGTTGCTTTCCATCCCATTGTTGCGCGTTGATCTAATGCATCTGCTGTTCCTGCACTTCCAAGAGGTTTAATAATCATGTGAAGTGCTTCACCTGAAATTCTTGTAATTGCATATGCATGTTTTGCAATAATCATTGTTGCATAAACATTGATACTTGATGCACCTGCTCCAGTAAATATTTTGCAATTAGTTGATTCAATGCATCGGATTTCATCAATACTTCCAACCTCATCAGGCATTATTTGTTCTGGTCGTGAATAACTACTGATTTGCTTAAAACTCGTATCATCTTTCAAGTCTCGTGTAGTATCTGGGTGAACAAAAGCGATAAATGCTGGCATAATTCCTTGAGTTGCAATACCAGTTGAAGGATCGACCATTTCAGTGATTCTCTTTGCTTTATTCTCTTTGAGGATTTTTACCACATTCTTTGCTTCAGTAATTGTAAACTTCATTGCAGCAGTTACTTGATTTCGTGCTGTTGCTGTTGATGCATAGAATACATTTGTACCTGCGGTAATAACATCTCGTGTTAATTGATCGAGCGTATCACCAACTTGATCACCTTGCAGATTTGCTGTTTCATTCAAAACAGGATCAAGAGTTGTCATTTCTAAGAAATCAGTCAATGTGACATAATCACCATATTGCTGAACGGTTGCTGTCAAATCGGTAATAGACAATTGAGAGCCAGCAGGAGTAACGCCCTGGACAAGTGGTGTCGTTGCTGCTGTCAAATTAGTATATCGTCGGAATTTGATAATATTAGTATTTCCTTGTGGTATGTCTCGAACGTCTGCGAAGCGGTTTTGGATGAATGTTGGGACTGCTCTTTCAAGAAGCAATCTATCGTAAAAGTTATTTACTGCGTATGTGACTTGATTTGTTCCTGTTTCCATAAAAAAAGCGTCTGAACAAGATTTCTTGTTAGACGCATCGTTTGTTGATTACGTTATTGATTTCAATATAGACGGTTAAAAACCAGTTGTCAATAGGCAAAATTAATTAGTTTTATGTATCACCCTGAAACATCTAGGGCAATAAAATCCTTCGCTATCAACAATTTTTACTTTTTTCCCATATCTCACTTCTGTAAGAAATATTTTATATGTTTTCATCTCAATATCTTTTGTTTGATTTATATTTCCGTGTCTATGAGGATGGAAGTATGTTTTATTATCTTTATTATATATAATCGGTTGCATAATTATCTTCGAATCATTTTCCTCTGGTTCTCTTGTAATACTTTTTGAAAGTCTTCTCTGCTCATATTTTTATAGTCTGGATCATTACCTTTTCCTGTATTTGTTGGTCTTGCTGATCCTGTACCTCCTGTAATGCCGTCTTTTGCTGCTTTGTCTGCTGCTTCTTTTGCATCAGTTAAAACCTTTGCGTATGCAGTTGGCTTTAATACTGCTGCTGGTAATTGATCAATACGAAGATTTGTAAAACGATGGTCAAGTGCTGCTTTTTCAATATATTGTCTATATTGCAAAAACATTCTTCCGTCCTCAGATGAAAACCAATTATTCAATTGTTGTTGGCGAGTTAATGTATTTGCTGATTGATTAATTAGTGGTTTTATTTGTTCAACTGCTTCTGATACTGCCTGTTTAACGATTAATTGAACATCAACCTTATCATCTTTCTGAGTATCTTGCTTTGGTGTTTCTTTAGGGGTTTCTTGAGTTTGTTGTGGTGTTTTGGTTTGTGTCTCTTGTTGTTCGCCAAATAAACCTTCAATTATGTCTTGTTCTGGGGATGGAGTTTTCTCCTGTCCTTTATTTTCTTCCATAGCGTGATATTACTAAAATACTATTTATATGTCAATAACTATTCGAACGGATCAAGTTCTTCAGACAAAGATATGTTGTCATATGCTGACAACTGTTTAATCAAAGAATCTGGAAGATTTAATAATTCCATTTGATACATTCTTTTCCATCTCCATTGATTTCGTTCATCATTCGTTAGCTCATCTTCTTCTAATACGATATGTTCAGTCTCTTTAATATTATATTCAAGAACTTGTTTAATGAAATTCCAAAATTCACTATTTCTTCCACTGAGAAGTAGTGATTGTGCTTGCTTTCGTTTCTCAGGAGTATCAAGCATTTCACCGAACTGAATAGAAACTACTTCTTTCTTATCTCTTACAACTTTCTTACTTATTTTCTTAACTAATTTCTTTGCTGCCATATACTATTGTTGTTGCATACCAAATCCACCAGACATGACTTGTGGTTGGTTAAACTTCTTCTTCTGGGTCTTACCCATTTGTTCGCCTACTTGCTGATTCCCATTTTGCTGCATTTGCTGTTGTTGTGCTTGTTGTTGTTGCTGCTGCTGTGGGAATAACTGAGGCTGTTGCTTCTTGAGTTCTCTCGCATGTTGGTGAGTAGCGATATGAGCTAACATCGCTGGCGTTTCCTTCCCCTTTGCATGCTCCTGCAAGTGTTCTTCATCATTATCATTCGGATCAACAGGAACTACTTTATCATCCTCCAACGCTGCGTTCTCATACCGAGCTTTGAGTTCATCAGGCGTTGGAGGCAATAATCTATCTAGCTCATCTTTTGGAATATTATGAAGTTTCCCCATACGCTTAACAAAGTATCGAATGTTGGATCCTGGTGTTTGTGCAAGTATCTGACCAAATTGCAAAGATAATGCTCTATCATTTGTTTTTTCCTGATCGGTGACGAACTTAGAAGTAATGAATACATCTGGATCAATATCACTAATTAAATCTTTACGGTCAAATCCTTTATATTTCGGGCCAAAGACTGTATTAATTCTTACCATTTTCTCATCAATACGAGGCTTGAAGTGTTCTTTATACATTTCATACCATTGCTCCCAGAAATCTTTTTCACTCCATTGCCAAATTTTTGCAGCGAGTGAATATCTAGTTGCTGACTTATTATCAACCTTATTGAGTTCTCCAAGTGTCTTTTGTCCTTTTGTTGGCTGACCCATCTGCATATTTGGTGTTGAAGTTGCTCGCTGCGCTGATGTATCTAATGCTTGTAGAATCATGTTATACATAGCGTAGTTTGGTTGTGCCTTTGGCATTGGTGCTACTTGGTCATTTATTGATTCTCCAGGCTTTAAGTCAACAGGTACTTGCTTATCAATATCAAAATTCAAATCACCCTTATTCTTGATTCGGTTTGAGTTAAAGAGGTACATTCCGAATAAGTCTGACTTCATCATCTTAATACCAAGATTGAATAATACAGCTTTCATACGTTGCTTATCTTCAACGAGGTCTGGAATAGAAACACCATCCCAAAAATGAGAGGTTGGAAATAGTTTTCGGTGAACAATCGGCCACTTATTTTCTTTGAGGATTTTGAACCGACAAACTTTCTGAAGATCATTCCCTACCCATACGAGAACGCGAGCGGGTTTATTATTAGTTTTTTCTGGATGTTTCCACCATGTATACCATTCAATCAGAGGATACCGTTGATTGATACCAAGGTTCTTTTCTTCATATCGTATTTGATTATTTAAACCCTGTGCGCTTTCACGTTCTTGTCGTGCTTGCTCAATGAGAGAACGAGTTGGGCGTGTTGCTTTAAGACTATCAACATCAAAAACGCTTGGTATATCCTCCATATCCATTTTTCTAACTTGGATTTCACGGCCAAAATAACGAGCTGCACCTTTACCATTGAGGATATTTCCATTAACGCTGACAGCATCAGGGTCGTGAAGTGATACTAATGGATCCCATACTTCAGGGACAGGAATCATCTTTTTTCGTTCAAAATATGTCATTCCGACCAGGCCGTAACCAAAGAACAATGTATCCCAATCCCATTCGTAATCAACGATTGCTTTCTGCATCTCATCATAATCAAACTTTGCAGTGTTATTTAATGCTTCGGCAGTATCAGAAGAACCTTCAGTTCTACCAACAAACTCAGTAGTTAATTGATCATTATAAAGGGCAGCAAAGATAGATTGAAAAATATCAAAGAGTGTCGTGTCGCCAACTGCATCAGGTTCTCTTCGCTGGTTGTTATATAGCTTGAGACGCTTAAGCATTATTTGGATACGTCCTACCTGGGCGCGATACGCTATTTCATATTCCTCACGTATCTGAGCAATAAGACTCATATATGGAGAGAGTTGGTTGTTGTAATCGCTTGAGGAATCAGGTACTTCACCTGATGGTTTATTTTGCGTGGGGTTAATAACTTGAGAAATATCGGCCATATATCATAGTTTCCCTCGGCGTTTCTCTGATAACGCTATTGCTACTGCTTGTTTTTGGGAAACTGGTCGTCGTGGATTAGATTTACTAACAGGTTTATGTGTATTTTTGCGTACTCCTTCATGCATTATTTTTCGTATTTTATTCCCGACCTTTTTATTTGTCTTTTTACTTGACATATGCCTCTATGTTAACAGTTTTTTCAATAATTGCAATATCCCTATTTTCTCGTTGAATTTCAGTTATTCCATCCCTGTCAGTTATTGCTTCGCTTTTGTTTATAATGACACGTTCAATAACGCCATTTTCTTTGTGTACTTCAATCTTACCAAATGGAATCGTTCGTAGTTTTGAGATTAATGCTATCTCACGGAGAGTCAAATGTATGGGGATTAGCTGTTGCTCTGCCATAGCGGTATTCTAATTGTTTTAAGCGTATGGGTCAAGACTATCTTTTTTCTTGATAGCCCATGATGGAACAGTTCTTTCAATAACTACTTCTTCAAATCGTATATTAGCTAATAATATACGGCCTAAGTTTTCAATCATATGATCATCTTTATCAATTGGTTTCTCTTTTGGATTTTTAAATTGAGCTGATATTCCACGCCAATCTTGCCACTGCCAGCGTCCTATTTCCCAATTCGCTCTCTCACATGTATCAAATGATCGGAGCATCGGAGGAACAGTTATCTCATCACCAACCATTTGAAAGTCAATATATCTTCGTATTGCTTCAATAGCATTTTGTCTTTCTTTACTTCCAGGTTCGTAATCAAGATGATAATTTGTAGATAAATCTGCTGCTAACTGATAACCAGTATGCTTATCAATGATATATGCTGAGGGATCAATGAGTCGTTTTACTATTCGATAGTTCTTATCAATTGATTTAATACGCTCGGCTAGTTCTGCCGTTTCAAATTCTCCCCACAATTCATTACATTTCCACGCCTTACCTTCACGGTCAAATGCTACCCACAATACAGCATCGGGTGTTCTTGGATGTGGATCAAGAGCTTGAGCAACAACATAATCACGGTTAGTTATATTAAATGGCGGAATAACATGTACTCGTTTATCCCATTTCTTAAATACCAATCCTGTCAAATGGTGATGCTTACCAAATACACGCTGTCTAACTTCATCCTCATTGTATCCGGCGATCTGGTCAAGAATCTGTACATGTGTCAAGAATCCTCGATCTCCATGCTCCTCACAAGCGTCTTCAAGAACTGCATGGGTAACGCTGCGCTTCTCTTTCAAAAGCTCTGAATCTGGTTTATCAACAAACTCATCATAAATCCACTGTGCGCCTTTGAGGGGTGTTTCGGTCAGTATGCCAATCCCGCCCATACGTAAACGTGAGTAGTTTGCGTTAAAGATAGCAGGACTCGGCGGTTCATCGTTCCAGAAGAAACCAAGATTAGCGGATTCAAACTCTCTTACATCCTGGTCATAGGTCATAAGATTGAATGTCCATCCAGTGTCAGTTTCCCAATGTGCTTCGTATCGCTTACCATCTTTTGTCGTTTCATATTTATTAATGTTATATCTGCCTTTGGGAAACCATTGCTTCATCGCAGGAATAATCGTTTCAGTGATGGTATTAGCGTATGAAATGATACGTCCTTGTTTTGGAAACGGCCAATCAAGCATTAATGGTTGTTGGAAGTATTGATTGTGAACAGGCCAGAAGAGATTAGCAAACATGTTTATTGTGCCAACAGTTTTACCAATGCCGTTCGCAGCTTCTAACAATGATACTTTGTAGTTTCCAGACATTGCTTTATCTGCAAACTCTGAAAACTTGCCTATAGGCATAAAGTAACGGTGCGGTTCGTTTTGTAGTCTGTGGAGTTTGATCTTGCGGAGTTCACGCAGTCGCTTTATCTCTTGTTCTTGTATGTCTTGCGGATTACCTGAATAGATAACATCAGGGTTAAAGTTTGTGTGCATATCATAATTATTTCTTCACTTTAGATTCAAGTCGTTTAATCTCTTCTTCAATTTCCTCATCACTCATATCATCTTCTGGATTTTGTATTTGTACTTTCTGTGCAGTATAGCCACCGATTACTTTCATTAACATATCAAGAGCTTGATTCGATGCGAGATATGACTTATCTTGCATTGCGTTTGATAATAATTTCTCCATCAGTTTGTTATGTGGAATTTGTGCAACTAGCTCTTTCCACGAAGCGGATTCTAAAACTCTCTTTGGATTACTCGCTGCATCTTCTGAATATCCTGCATCAATAAGAACATGATATAACGCCTTACGTTCTGATTCTGGTTTTCCGTAATTTTCTAACAACTTCTCTAATAGTACTTGTTGCTTAAGTATTGCCATAAATTGAGTATATCAGAATAATTAAAACAAATATAATAGGAATTAAAAGAGCAATGATATACATTGGAGATATTGGATAATGGTAAACTGATCTATGCACACCTTTAAAATACTTTATCAGACTGTATCACCTGCCGAAAAATATTTTCTATGAGAAACTGTTTTGCTTACCTCACGTTTTGTATTCCTGCTCTGTCCTGTTAGTCCATAGCTTTCTGACATTTCTAAATGCTGTTCTTGTTCAATCTTCATTTGATGCAATGCTCTATCAAATACTAATGCAGCATCCATTACGACCACATGAGTATCTTCTATTTCATCTCCATCGGTTATAAAATCAATCGGTCTATATTTCTCCCCTGTTTGCTCATAAATCTTTGTATTGTATAAACCTTGTTGATCTTGCGAATATTCATGGGGAATAGGTGATTGTGGTTGTCCTTCTTTCATACTACTCTGCTCTACCAGTCATAGGAGCTGCTAATGGAACACATGGAGGCTTAGAACATAATCCATCTGATCTGCCATCACTCCGACCATCACTCAGTCCATCGCCATGTCCTGCTGGTGGCGTTGTAGGTGTTGGGGTAGCAGATGGAGTTGCGGTTGGAATTACTGAGGGAGATGCCATTGGAGTTAATGAAATGGTAGGAGAGGGTATTACTGTTGGTATGATCGTTGGAGTTATTTTTATTGTTGGCGTTGGACTCATATCTTCGTGGCAATCATCACGGCATTCATGAGCAGATACATGCATGATATATCCAATGATAACAAGAGCTACTAAAATAATAAATCCAATTAATAGTGAATAACTGATTAATGTACGTTTCATATAATTTATGGCAAAAAAATTGCCCCCGTTATCAATAAAATAGTAAACCCTATGCAGAGTAGAAATATAATCAGTTCAATGCCGTATTCTTCTAAATATCCTCTCATACAGGCTCAATATCTATTTCTACTCTCGGCTCTTTATCATCTATCTCACTAATCGTTGTTACTTTTTTAACATATTTCCTTGAATCGTCACGAATTAATATTTCTCTTAATCCATCAATATATGGTTTGTCGCAAATATTATCGGAATCTAATGGTCTGTTCTTGAAATAGGCGGTTATGCTGATATTAACTGGTTGTGTGAAGAGAAACATTTTTGATTGTGGAGTAATGCCAGCAGCTAGTAATGCATCATAGACAGCCTGTTTTGAAGATTTCATTATTACTTCACGTTTTTTCCAGTGAAGTCTTGCGTTTAATGTATTCCAAGAAGTAGGTCGTTCATTGAAGAGTATTAATTTCATAGCTTATCGTATGCCTCGATGCATGGGTAGTATCCAAGCATACAAAAAATTATGATTTTCCACCCTTTTTTGCAATTTCTCTTCTTTTATCTGGATGCATCTTTGCAAAACCTTTTGGGACACACGCACTTCCACCCAATGATTGTGCAGCACGCTTTTTCTCAGGATCATATTTCGGACTCGCAAATCCTTGATTACTCTTTTTATGCTCTTTCCTTTTATTTTCTTGTGGGTATTTCTCGTCGTCCATGTATCTTGATGTATCTTCCATTAACAGAGTGTAACTGTTTTTATTTCCCTTGTCAATAAGTAAATTTATATGGTATTCTTTTTCCTAGAGATAGTTCTATTGACAGCCATGAAAGGATGGTTATTCATGTCAGACGTATCTTTTAAAGAAATCCCCGTTGCTGAATGGGAAAAGCTTCCTGCTCCTGTTCGCCCTACCAAGGATGATCCTTACGCGCCAGTCATTGCAGCATTGCAGGCGGGAAAAGCTATATCAATTGGGTTTGAATCGGAAACCCAACTCAAGGGGATCAGAATAACTTTGGCGAGAAAGGCGAGGAACGCAACGCCGGGTTTCGTCGTCGAGTTCCGTGTGAATGGGAATACTCTCGCAGCGCGCAAGAGCGATGCCCCTATACCGGAAAAACGCGAAGTCAAACATCGCACAAAAAAAGAGCAATAAATGCTCTGTTGTCGGTGTCCACGCCTTGGATGTTTTTAAAAGAAATGTCCAGGGCGTTTTATTATCTTTCGTCCTTTTCTCTTATTGCACCATGAATGGGTATTGAAGAGATTAGATACTATTGAATATCCGCGAGCAATGATAGGGATAAAATGATCAACCTCTATATCTTTCCATTCAATCCATTTTCCACATAGATAACAGATGCGTGATTTTGTGAGCTTAATATAGAGCTTGAGGGATTTATATTTCCCATAGGGTTGCTCCATTAACCAGCGTTGCTTCTCGCAATGGATTTGAAGGTCTTTTAGT